TGTGCCAGCCGTCAAAACTCACGACTAGGAGTCAGTCATGGATGAGGTTAGCCGTTCGTTTGGACCCCATGTCTGGCTGCTCTATGTCGTGCTCTGCGGAGTCAGTGCTGCCGCGTGGTGGCTGGCGCAGAATATCCTCATCCCGGTAAGAGATGATCACCGCGAATTCCTCAAAGAATTGCGAGGCAGCATCAAGGACATCAGCTCGACGCAGCACGACCTCGCAGACACGGCAACTGTCATCTCCGCAAAAATCGATACACTAGGGTGCAGACCGCAACCCCGCAACTCAGGGATCACACCACAATGATGCTCGCAGCGCTGCTCGTACTAGGTCAGCTCGTCGTACCTGCTGAGGTACGCGGCGAGGTGGCTGAGTTTGTGACGGTGATCGCAACGACTGAGGGCAAGGTCGTCCGGTATGTTGCGCTCGATGCTGGCCTGCAAGTCTTCCCGTCTAGCTTGTTAGCTAATCAGCGGGCAACCGTGGTAACCAGTGCCAAGCCGGGCAGGTATCGCCTGCTGGCATATACCAGCGTCGCAGATGTGCCGACCGAGCCAGTGATCACAACCGTGATCATCGGCGGCGCATCACCACCATCTCCACCATCACCGATCGTCGATCCGCTGGCCGATGCGCTCAGTGGCATTTACGGCGGATCGCAGGAGCGAGACAAGGCTGCGACACTGGCGCGCCTGCTGACGCTCTATCGGGCAGCGCCTGCGACTATCCGGTCGCCCACGATCACGACCACCGAGCAGCTTTACTCTGCTATGGTCGCTGCCCGCAAGACGGCTGGCATCGCTGACGCTGCCCTATCGCCCGTGCGTGAGCGCATCGCGGTCGAGTGGACCGCAGTCATGGGCGCAGACGATCGAGCCCTGACGCCTGATCTACGCGACGCAGCGACCACATTATCAGCCCGCATCGTGTCAGCTTTGGAGACCATCCGATGAATAGCCAGTATGTGCCGGGATGGGTAGATGATCGTCAGGCAGTCGATGACATCGTTGCGACTTGCGTCGATGCGGACATCAGCACGACTCCAATCGGCTCGACTCCTATCGAGGATCTGCCCGCCAGTGTCTATCTCTGGGATCTCGCTCGCAAGGCTACTGGGGCGTTGCTGCCTCCACGCAATCAGGGCAAGGTTGGTAGCTGCGTAGCGTTCGGCACTGCCCGCGCCATCGAGTACACCATGTGCGCCGAGATCGTGGCTGGCGAGTCTGAGCAGTACATTCCGCTCGCAACTGAGCCGATCTACGGCGGTGCCCGCGTCGAGGTCGGTGGTGGCAGCATCAAGGGCGATGGTGCGATCGGCGCTAACGCTGCGGCATGGGTGCGTGATTGGGGCGTGCTTGGCCGTGAGGAGTATCTTGGCATCGACCTGCGTGAGTACTCAGAGTCTCGATGTCGTGAATACGGTAGCAAGGGGGTGCCCCTCGAGCTCGAGCAGATCGCCAAGATCCACCCGGTGCGAGCCGTCACGAGAGTGCGCACATGGGTCGATGCGAAGAAAGCATTGGCCAACGGCTACGGCATAGCGATGTGCTCGTCGCAGGGATTCACGATGACTCGAGACACCAACGGCATCGCCATGGCTGCTGGCACATGGCAGCACTGCATGTGTCTATGCGGCTACGCCACCATCACTGGCCGCGAGTATGGGCGCGTGGATAATTCATGGGGCGCATCATCTCACACTGGGCCAGTAGGACCGGGCAGTCCTGGGCCAGAAGGATTTTATGCCTCGAGTAGCACAATCGAGGCGATGCTCAAGTCTGGCGACTGCTGGATATTTAGCAACGTCGAGGGATTCCCGACACGCAAGATCTCATGGATCATATAGGAGGCTGATATGGTCGAGCACATCGAGCGAGTACGACGACTGGCGCGCGGGCAGGAGGGATGGTCTCAGCTCTGTCTGACTAGCGTAACTACAGTATTGAGCGAGGCGCTGGTCAAGGCACACACGCTCCAAGCCATCAAGATAAAGCCGGGCCAAGCTATTCCCGATCCTAAACTGCTACGGGTGTGGGCTGAGGAGGTATGTGATGCCATTCTCGCCGATTCTGAGTATCCAGACGGTCACGGCTGGCGCATGCTGGCTGAGTACTGCAATGACCTGATCCGCACTCATGTGCTTGAGGCAAGCAATGTTTAACGCATTGTCTCGCTGGCTCGATCGACTGCTGACATCGCCCGGCGTGGCAGATGTCTACGGCGGCACTCCTCGATCTCCAAGATGGTCAGCGGTAAGGCGCAAGCACCTCGAGCAGCAGCAGAAGTGCGAAGCCTGTGATCGTGTCACCTCGCTCGAGGTACACCATGTGATGCCCTATCACCTGCATCCTGAGCTCGAGCTGGCACCCGGCAATCTCATGACGCTGTGCGAAGACTGTCACTTCATTTTTGGCCATTACAGCGACTGGCGCAGCCACAATGCACTAGTAAGAGTCGATGCTGCGGCATGGCTCGAAAGAGTACGATCACGACCTCAGGGGTGAGTTATGCTGCCAAAGATCAGTTGCCTATGCCCAACATATGGCAGGCCTCGCCAGCTCGAGCACGCTATCGAGTCATTCTTGAGGCAGGATTACGCAGGCGAGAAAGAGCTGATAATCCTTAACGATTACGGCGATCAGACGCTGATCTACGATCACCCGCAGGTCAAGATCTACAACGTGGCAGATCAGATTCGGCCGCTCGGCGCTAAGTTCAACCAGACCGCATCGCTGGCCACCGGCGACTTATTAGCGATCTGGGAAGATGACGATATTTACCTGCCGTGGCGACTGAGCTACAGCGTCGAGCATCTCGACAGTAATCGCATCTACCACACGGCTAGTGCGTGGTTCGAGGAGGACGCGCACAAGCTTACAGCAAGCCGCAATCTCTATCATTGCAACCTGATGATGAGTCGTGAGGTGTTTGACTCAATCGGCAGATACAGCGAGGTGAGAGATAGCGGATCGATAGACGTTCTGCTATTTGATGAGTTGCGCAAGCGCTACGGCACCATCACGCAGGAGATCGAGGACAGAGATCGTTTTTACATTTATCGTTGGGGCACCAGCGGCGGTTATCACGCCAGCGGCTGGAGCACCAACATAGTGAGCGAGATGGCTGCCAATCATTTGCGGCAGCACAATACGACACGCGGCATCGTCGAGCTCACGCCGCATTGGCCGTACGAGTACACGGACTACCTGCCGGTGCAGAGATGACCATCATGTCGATATTGACCGAGTATGCCCGTGTGCGGGACACGCCAAGCGACATCAATCAGCACCTGAGCATCCTGCGTGACTATGCCTGGAATCAGGAGCACATCACCGAGATGGGTGTGCGTGGCGTGATCTCCACGTGGGCGTTGCTGGCGGGGCTGCCTCAGCGAATGATCAGCTATGACATCGTGCATGTGGACATGAGTCTCGTCGCTGAGCACGCGGCATCTGCTGGCATCGAGTATGAGTTCCGGCGGGCCGATGTACTCACGATGAGTGTCATCGAGGAGACCGATCTGCTGTTTATTGATACTCTGCACACCTACGCTCAGTTACGCGGCGAGCTGGCTAAGCACGCCGATCGTGTAAAAAAAAATGGCGTGATTATCTTACACGACACCGTGACCTATGGTCATCAGGATGAGCCTATCTACCCGCATGCCTCGCCACTGGCTAGGCCGACCTATGCTGGCAAGGCAGGGCTCCTGATGGCTATTGACGAGTTCATCGATGCCAATAATAAATGGCGGATCGAGCTGATCCGCCAGAACAACAATGGACTCACAGTGCTGCGTCGAGACTAGGTATCTAGGAGATTCTGCGTCTCGGTATCCATGACTTCACAGTGCAGGTCGTAGAGCGTGAGCATCTCATGCGCGAGGCTGAGCGCCTCCTCTTTGTCTGCCATGGTCGTGATGGTGGTGTATCGACCCTCGCCCTTGGTCTCGAGGCTAGGTACCAGTAGAGCATAACGATGCTGATGCTCAGTGCCATCATCCATCGAATAACGAAATAGCCGATTGAGTAGCCTCCTGATTTCCTTTTGGTATGCGCTGATCTGCTTGTGAAGCACATCAACGACATCGATGCCCTTGTTGATTTGCCCGATGTGGCGCTCTAATTTCATGACTCGCTGCTGCGACTCGATCAGTAGCTGTAGGTGCGTCATCTGCTGCCCTCGTAGGTATCGATTAGCATATTGATGCACTGCACCGATTTGCGCAGATCTTCGATGCCGTTCTTCTCGGTGTGCCTCCACAGATACTTGGCCGCACATCCTGCTAGGTAGGATCGATAGCCAGCAAGGCCAAGCCCTGCCCGTTGCGCGGCAGCACAGTCGATGTTGCTGCCGTCTCGAGGTCGATAGTGATCAGGGCTAATCGGATCGCTCATGATGTCCTCCTCAGCCTAGGATTTCACGCAACAGCCAGACGCACCAGTAGAGAGTCCAGCCAAGGGCCGCGGCGAGCAGCCCAACGCCGCACCAAGCAAGCGTCTCGTCGTATCGTGTCGGTGGTGATCGCTCATCCATGGTTATTCCTCTTTGTCATAATATCGTTTCTCAAGCTCAACCCAAAAATAACGTCGTTCTCCTGATATTTTATTATGTTCAGCGCATGCCTCACGAGCAGCCTTTTCCGTATCAAACTCCCACATTTTATGTGAATTACCATCATATTTGGTCATGATATGCCATTTACGAGGTTGAGCGCGATACTCAGGTTCTATTTTTTTTAACAAAGCTTTAAGACTTGCTCGAGCTTTTTCAAGCTGCTTTTGAAGTCGTTTATCAGATTCTTCTTGTTCATTCATGTCTTGGGTATCCTTTAGCTCTAATTGCATAGTTAAGCTCATGCTGTAGATTGTCTATTTCAATAGGCATGTAGCTACGCTTTTCATCAATCTCAGATAAAAAAGCCAGCGCCAACTTGCACGCCTTCAAGAGATCAGGTGCAGCCTCAATTAAATCGGCATTGGCCATGGCCTCAGTCATGTCAGGCTTGCCGTTTTCATCGTGAAATACATACGAAACTATGTTTCCAGTCTTGTCTACTATGACTGCTGCCATCCCTATTTCACTTAACTTATCGTCGGGATTATCTACAGCTTCCCATGGCCCAAGTGTGTGATTGTTCATCGGTACCTCACGCATGCGTACCAGCCATTGCGCCCACGGCTCACCGCAATCTCGATCGGTGTGCGCTGACCGTAGTAGCAGCAATTGCGGATCGCCTGCTGCGCACTGACTGCCGAGAATCCGACGCCCTCGTAACGATACGACCCGCCACGATGGGCCATGCGTCCCTGAGCCGCGCTCATGTTTGCGCTCTGCTGAGCTGACTGGCCACACAATAGAATCGAGCAAATAGCGTAAATCATCCTAGTGCCTCACGAGCCCAATCTTGAATCATCTCCGTGCCCATTGCGCGGAGAGTGCAGTTCTTTTTAATGGCTGCCCGTAGTCGAGCAGCAGCCTCAGCCTCATCGAGCAGCCACTGGATATCCAGCTCGGTCAGCTCGTCGCCAACAAGAAAGGCCTTGTTGATGTTGTCGAGAATGCTCATTGGTTGATCCTCACGCCGTCGTAGCACGTCTCGCAATAAGGCCTCATGTTGCCGCCAATGTCTGGCAGCCGACCACGCATCAGGGGCAGAGTACCACCACCTCGCGCCAATGTCACTAGGCTAGCGCTCATGGCAGTGCCACACCGGGCACAATCGAGCAGCTTGGTATGCAGTGGCACATGCCATATGCGCCCGTCATTGCCACGCACCTTAGTCGTTATCGGTAAAATCTTCATTCCATTTCTCCATTGTCAGGATCATCTCGATCCATGCCATCTCGATCGCCCAGGCATCGCACATCACTGCATTACTCATCTGTCGTATCCTCCCTGCCAATGGCCCAAGTCCGTGAGAGATGCTCAGGCCAAAACAAAATAGGCTCTCCTGCCTTAGCTGTGCGGTTGAGCTGCGTGCTCAGCTCGCGGGCAACCTCCTCCGTGAGGTTGCCAATCATGGCCCACTGCTTGCCACGATGATCGACCATTACTTGCCATAGAGGGCGCATATCATTCCTTAACTCCTAAAGCCAATTTGACAAATCTGTCGTAAGCAATTTTTTGATTCTCGCAATGTGAACACGCAAATAAAGCGGCATTTGAACGCAATTGCAAACCGCAATCGCATGTGCGCATAAGTGAGTACGCGTATGATTTACCTTCTGCGGTAAGCCATATGCTTTCAAGAATTTTTAAATATGTCCGAGCAGTTTGCACATTGTTAAATGGACTTTCTCGGTAGGTGTTATACAAATAAAACGAACAGCCCGAATGTCCCAGTTCTACTATTTTTAGTTTTTTCTTTTCCGCGCGCTTGATCAATGGCGCAATAACAGGATCGGTTCTTGAGATGTGTAAATGTGGGTAATTTTCATAAATAATATGTCGTTCGGTAGTGAATCCAAGCGGTTTGTAGTCCCTGTTTACTAGAATAAGATGCTCTGGTTTGCCATGCATGTTGTGTAGCGCGTAAGGCAGCACGGAATATAAACTTTCGACTGCTCTAAAACTTGCTGGCTTGCGAAGTGCGCGATATAGCCCGTTTACCACAGATACGTAAGAGTCCATCCATTCCATGACAAAATCCCTCTAAACTCCATCAAACAACCGCAAAAACGCGGCATCTCACGCCCCACCTCCGACAGTGGGCTAGTGTCCGATCACACACGTGAGAGCGATAGGTGACCGGGTACCTACCGCACCCCCGAAGCCCCG